TCACTGCATCAACTCCCCACACTGCGCTTCCCGCTGCATCGACTCCAGGTTGCGCTCGATCGTTTCGCAAATCGTATCCATCTGAATCTGGTGCTCGCTGAAGCGAAACGGGCTCTGCAGGTCGGTGCCGATCCGCTCGATGGCCAGCAGCATGAACCCGACCACCGTGGACGCCAGCGGCGTGAACCAGCCCAGCGACTCCACCAGCCCCACCGGCACGATCAGGCAGAACAGGGTGATGAACAGCCGCGGAAAATACACATAAGGGTAGGGCAGTGGCGTGTTGGCGATCCGTTCCATCCCACCCTGGGCGTTGGACAGGTCCACCAGCGTCGACTCCAGCCGCGCCAGGCGAATACTGTCCAGCCGCCCGGCCTGGTACTCGCGCGCCAGCAGGGCCGCCGAGCCACCGAGAATGTCGTTGGCGAAGTTGTTCGAACGGTTGCGCCGCTCGAATTCCCCCGGCGGGATGAACGCCATCAGTTCATCCGGGCAGGCTTGGCCCTTGAGGTGTGCCGCCAGGCAGTTCACGTAGGCGATATGCCGGCGCAGCAAGGTGGCCTTGACCGGGTTCAGCCCGTCGTCCGGGTCGTCGATCAGCGTCAGCGTCTGCCGGGCGAAGCTGCGTGAGCTGTTCACCAGCGCGCCCCACAATGTGCGCGCCTCCCACCAGCGGTTGTAGGCGCTGCTGTTGCGAAAGCTCACCAGTACCACCAGCGACGAACCGAGCAAGGTCAGCGGGATCAGCGGCAGGGTGAACTTGCTGTTGAAGAACAGCATGAAGTCGATGGTGACCAGCACGTCCCAGAGCAGCAGCCAGAACAGCGACCAGCCGATGTAGCCGAAGGTCTTCACCATCAGGCGGTATTTGCGGGCGATGATGTCTTTCACGCGGGGTGCCTCGAAACGGGGGCGATGCAGGATCGGACGTCGAGGGGCCTCGAAGGTTCGGCGTTGGATGTTGCAAGAGATTTTGTAGCTATCGCTGTGAAGACAATGCTGACGTAGATAACGGACGCGGCCGAATTTCTATTCTCGGCGAGCGTCGCCAGAGTGGAATCACTTCCAAATCTTGCTAGTTCGTATCCATACGGATACGATTAGGGTGTCCACATGATCTGTGTTGTTGAGCAAACTGAGAGCTTCGCCTGCTGGTTGGCTGGCTTGAAAGATCTCAGAGCCAAAGTGGCCGTCGGCCGCAGGCTCGAGCGAGCGGCGATGGGGAATCTTGGCGATTTCAAGGCACTTGGAGGAGGTATCAGCGAGCTTCGCGTTGATGTTGCCGCCGGGTACCGGATCTATTTCACGCGCAAGGAAAATCGTCTGATTGTCTTGCTTGTCGGAGGAGACAAGTCTTCTCAGGCCGCCGATATCCTGAAGGCCAGAAAGCTGGCGAAGGAACTGAAATGAACGAAAAACTCATTCCCTTTGACATGGCAACATTGTTAGACAGCGACGAGGCTATCAGCGAGTATCTGAGCCAGGTTCTGGCTGATGGTGATACAGATGAAATCATCCGTGCGCTCGGACATATCGCCCGAGCGCGGGGGATGTCTCAGATAGCGGCAGCGAGCGGTTTGGGTCGGGAAAGCCTCTACAAAGCGCTCAGTCCTGGAGCGAAGCCCCGTTTTGACACTGTATTGAAGGTCATTCGTGCACTGGGCGTCGACCTCTTCGCTCAGCCTCACATTACGACGCGGTGAGCATTCAGATTTTTCCTTGCTGAACGCACCAGCCTGGATTCAAGGCTTGCCCGCAACAGCCACATACCCCTTGACCGGGACAGGCGTGCCGCTGGGTTTGTTCTTCTGCGCCAGGTACTGAAAGCGCCGCCATTCCTTGTCGATCTCGCTGTACGACAGGAACACGCTGACGCGCGCCTTGTCAGCCAGATCGGGCCGGTTGCGCCTGTCGATTTCATCCTTGGGGATGAATGCGACATTGATCCCGACCACCTTGCCGTCCTCGGCGAACACCGGGCCACCGGACATGCCTTTGACCATCGGGCCGTCGTGCACCGAATAGAAGACACTGCCAGGCGTCCCTTCCAGCCGAACCAGCGAATCCAGGGTACGGCCCTTGCCCTGCACAGGCATCATCAGGCTGTTGAAACCGACCGCTGTCACCGACTCGCCCGGCACGTACTGGCGCCAGAGGGGTACCTGGGTGGCCTTGTGCTTGAAGAACACCACGTCACCGAGGCCTTCGTGGACCACGTTGCGCAGGAAGGGCGTGTGTTTGGCGGTGACGGCGTAGTCTTCGTTCCACTGGATGGCAGTGGCCATCAGCAGCATCGGCAGCGGGGCACCAGAGGTGACTACGAAAGCCTGGTCGTAGACAGGATTCGATACATAAGCGGTCGGCATTCCATTGCACCCACTCAGCAGCATCATTGCCGCCAGACAGGGCACGGTTGGTTTCATGATCTGCACAGGGGGTGAGAAGTGGGGTCGCAAGCATGGCTAAGCGCCATCATGCCGGCAATACTTTCTGTGTATATCAGATGAGTGACATCTTAAGTATTGGCTGGAGTGACGGCCAATAGATTGCACCCATTGCAGGAGAGGGCAGGGGCGATGGGCTGGCGTCAAGTAAACCGCCTCCCATCGACACCAAAATCGCAGGCACAAAAAAACCGACCATAAGGTCGGTTTTTTCTGGATCTTGGTGCCCCGAGGGGGCAACTTAGGGATGTTGGCAGAAAGGTGCCATAGCTGGCGTACTGCTTCAAACCACTGATTACGCTGGTTTTTCGCTGATCCGCTGAGTGCAGTTCACGGCGATTGGCTGCGTTGGCGTGATAGCCTTTACGCCACTTTTACGCCAGCAAGGACAGAGGTAGGGAATGGCATCATTTCGGAAGCGTAGCGGTGGCTGGCGAGCTGAGGTGGCTAGGTTAGGGATCCGGGACACCAGGACCTTCGCGACGAAGGCCGCAGCAGTTACATGGGCCACCACCCGTGAGGCCGAGATCCTAGCCTCTGCCGGCGGGCCTAAGTGCTCTGTGGAAATGACCGTGTCTGAAGCGTTGCACCGCTACAAGCGTGACGTTACCCCCACCAAAGCTGGGAAGAAATGGGAAGAGCTCCGGCTGGACAAGTTTGACGCCGAACTTGAATGGGTAGGGGAATTTATGTCGGACGTCACCACTGACCAGGTAGCCAAGTGGCGTGACGCCAGGCTTCGAGTAGTTGCCAGTCCCACCGTTCGCCGTGAGATGACTTTGCTGTCGTCCGTATTCGAGATTGCGCGTCGAGAATGGCGCACATGCATCGTCAACCCTGTGCGCGATGTGAAGCGTCCGCTCAACAATCCGCCCAGGGACCGCCGCATCGAGCCGGCTGAAGAAACTGCATTGCTCAACCGGCTTGGCTACGTAGAAGCCGAAGTGCCTGTGACGCTTCACCAGGAGCTGGCCATGGCATTTCTGATCGCCTTGGAAACCGCTATGCGGCAAGGCGAAATTCTTGGGATTACCGCGAAGGCTGTGAACCTGAAACAGCGCTTCGTGCACCTGCCATTGACCAAGAACGGATCTAGCCGAAATGTGCCCCTCAGCAAGCGGGCCGTGGGATTGATCGGGATACTTTTGGGAGAGAAGAAAGGTGCTGAAAAACTGTTCAGGCTAACGTCCGCGTCGGCCGATGCGATGTTTAGGAAGGTGCGAGACGATGTGGCGATTGTGGGCCTTACGTTCCATGACACCCGTCATGAGGCAATTACACGACTGGCAAGGAAAGTTGATGTGCTAGACCTTGCCCGCATCACCGGTCACAAAGACCCTCGTTCATTGATGGTCTACTACAACGCCACTGCTTCAGAAATGGCATTACGGCTCGATTAAAAAAGCCTGCGCGAGGCAGGCTTTAACTTTATGCACGCTTCCTGGTGCGAGGTTCTGGCAGTCTTGCTCTGTTCTGCCTGCTCCATGAGATCACTTCCCCAGCAAACCACCGTTTGGATGCCCGCTCTCCGGTAGCGCACGGCTGCATGCTCTCTGGAAAGGTTTCTTGCACAACGACACGGCGTTCAACTGTGTACTGGGCCAACTTGAGATAGTCGGCAATGTCCTGCGTTGTCCACAGCTGGTCTTGAATGGCCACCTGAGGTCGCTTCAGCTGACTGATCAGTTCGTTCAACGAACTGATGAGAGCAGCGTTATCAAGCATCAGCGCTTGGTTCAAGGGGGAGTGCACGTTACTCATTTCGGTTTTTCTCTCAGCTGCCGCGCTGGGCGGTGAATTGAACGTGTGGGTCAGTGCTGGAGCGGTTGGCTGCGAACAGATCCGGTTGCGCCATCTGGGCGCCGAGCTTGCTGGCCAAGGCGCGTGCAGCTGCATCGGCGCTGATGGTGCTGCTGGCGGTGGCCTTTTCGCCGCGAGCCCGGGCTGTGTAAGTGCCGGCGCTGAGGCGAACGCTGATGACCAGGTCGCGGGTTTGCGATTGATTAGCGTGCATATCGGCGGTCCTGCTGTGCTTTCTTGGCTTCGACGTTGGCCATGTAGGCCTCCCACTCAACAGATTTCCGCTGCTGGCGGATCTGGCTGCAGCGCTGGTGCTTCTTGGTGGAGCGCGGCTTGTTGCAGATGTCACAGTGGTTAGGCAGGTCCAGCGAGTGGCTGGCCAGGCGGGGGCGCGTTTGGTGGGTCATTCCAACACCTCCGATAAGGTCACTTCCTCGAACATGGGCATTTGAACGTCAGCCGCAACGACCCGAATCCCGCACCAACCAAAGCTGTCCCAAGGAACCTCGCCACCCCAACCCTCACTGTTGTGCAACTCTTTGCTCACGCTTTTGCTGAGCCATTCGTTGCCTTCGCTGAAATCCGCGCCGCCGTCGTTGAGCATCTGGCAGATCATTTCTTGGCCGGCCAGTCGAATGACTGTGCGGATAACGTCCTCGTTTTCCTCGTCCATTCGATCCTCATGCCCGGTCCAGAAGCGGTTGATCTGCTGGGCGCGCTCAGCGGTCAATCGGTTGAGGTCCACTTCGAGAGTCACCTCGTAGTCTTTCCAGGAGTCCTTGACTTTGAATTTCTTGATATTGAGGGAGAGGGTCATGCTTGAGCTCCTGGAGCGAAGGCAGTGAAGGGTTGGCCCGCGTCGTAGCGAGCAAGTAGGGTGGCGACCAGTTGGGCCTCTGCTCCATTGAGTACGCCCAGGCGCTGGGCCATGTCGGTGGCGCCCTCGAGGCGGGCACGGGTGCTGGCAGTGCGGTGCACCTGGTGATCAACCATCGCGGCGCCGATCACGCCAATGGCCAGCAGGCGCGGACTTTGGCCAGCTGGTGTTGTGGTAGGCTTCGCGTTACCGCTGCTTTGGGTCTGATTCATAGATCTTTCCTCTGTAGTGGTTGGCGTCGGGGAGGTGCAACTCCTCGGCGCCTTTCTTTATGCCGGCGTTCGCCGACTGTTCCCCGGTCAGCCGCTAATCGCGGCGCACCAAGAAAATCTCGAGGTCCTGCAGCTGGCCGTCGTCGTCGCAGCTGCTCCACTCCAGTACCGCCTGCACTTGGGCCCTGGTGCAGTCCATGACCAGAATCCCGCGCTCACCGCGTGCCACGCGCACTTCCAAGATCTCCAGCAGGCCATCGGCGGCATACGCGTCCGCGTAGATGTAAGGCACGGCTCCAGTTGAGGCAGGCACCCGGTCGGTGACGAACCCCATCAGGTCCGGCGCCTCTACCTTCCAGTCGCTGTTGATTACGTGAATGTCCATGGCGGTTACTCCCGGAAGACAAAGCAGCGAACGGACTGGGGGATGTTCTGGGTCGGCAACGCCGCCTGCAGGCGAGCCCGAATCACGCTCTCGATCCGCTTCTGGTCCGACAGGCACTGGCGTGCACGGCAGTCCTTGAGCAGGCGGCGCAGTACGCCCAGCTCCGGGATCCGCTGCCGGTGCTCCACGGCTACCTCGGCGAACTGGTTGAGGTTGATGGCGATCTGGCCAGGGGTCTTGCTGTGGTTCACCAGAGGGGCGCCCGGCAGCGACTCGAGGTAGTCGTAGACCTGCCAGAACTCGTTCACCTCTTTCGGGTCCGTGGTGATGGCGGCCTGGCGCTCGCTGGCGGCCTTCTCGACGTACTTGCGGCACGCCTTGACCATGTGGTCCGGGATCTCGATCACCAGCTGCAGGCAGTCCACCAGGGCCAGCATCATGGCGTGGTTCTTGATCACACGATCCGAGGTCAGCTTGCGGTTGGCCCACAGCTCGGCGCGGTACTTCGGATACAGCTCGGCAAAACGCTTGAGGATCTTCGGCTCGGCCCGCATGGCCTTGATCATGAAGTGGCTGACGTCTTCAAGCTCGGTCTGCACGATCGCGTCAGCGGCCCGGCGGCTCGCCTCGGTGATCGTCGGCTTGAGGAACGGCAGGCGGAAGATCCGGCTGATGATGGCTTCGTGACCAACAACGATGGCGTTCTGAGCGATCACGATCGAGGCGCGGAACGGCGGCTCGTAGGTGTCGTTGCTGTTGGACTTCACGCCACGGGTTCGCAAGGTGCCGCCGCCGTAGAAATCCTTGAACTGGTCCCATTCGAAGGCTTTGGTGTTGTCCTCGTTGGTGTTCCGGTCGGCCTCGAGCAGCACCAAGGGCAGGTTGGCCACCTGGCCCATGGCCCGGCTCAAGCCAGAGAACGAGCTTTTGGCCGGGTCGAAACCCTCATACAAACGGCCGAACAGCTTCCACAGGAACTTGATCAGGGTCGTCTTGCCCGAATCGGGCTCACCGGACATTTCCAGGAACGGGAAGCTCTCATGCTCGGCGCGGATCTGCTCGGCGAACAGCGAGCCAAACCAGTAGGTCAGGGCCAGGATCCCGTTCTCGCCGAAGCAGGTCCACAGGTGCTGAAGCCAGTCCTCGCGGTAGCCCTTTGCCTCCAGCTTGTTCTTGATCTTCACCGACCTCATCAGGCACTTGACGCGCTGCTTGCCGAACTCGAAGTAGTCCTCGTCGTTGGCCTTGTAAAGCGAGCCGTTGTGGATGGCGATGTCGTTGAAAATGTAGGCCTGGTGGTCGCGGCTGTAGCCCAGGAAGTCGATGGTCTCGACGGTCTTGAGGCCTTCGGTCTGCCGCAGGATGATCTGATCCAGGTGCTTCTGGGTACCCAACCAGGAAGCGCTGGCATGCATCAGGCGGGTCTTGAACTCGCTGCTCGAGGAGATCTGCTTGGGTGTGAAGGTGTAGTTTTCCCCCTCGTCGTCCTGCTTGCCAGCTACCTGGAAATAGAACCAGGCTTCATTGGTGACATCACTGACTTGCTTGTACAGCGCTTGGAAACGGCAGTTGGCGAGCAGCTTCAGCGAACAGACTTTCTTGAGCACATCGCGGCGATCGTCTTCGTCATCCTGGTGTTTACTGCCGGCCAGCTCCTTTTGCTCCTCCTCGAGCTTGGACAGGTCGAACTTGGCCCAGTAGGTCTGATTGCCGAAGTCGAACGCGAACTCGGTGAATCCCTCGTCCCACATGTACATCAGAAGGGCCTTCTCCCGGGCGGTCGGGGCCAGCAGCAGGTCGCCCTCGTGGCGGGCAGCATCCAGATCGCGCTTGCGCTTGTGGGAGCGGGCTGGGCCTTCCTCCTCGAACTGCCAACGCTGGTGCAGGTCGTTCCAGTCGACCTTCTTGTCCCGTTGTGGAATGAGCGCGGCCTCGCACTCGAAGCCCATTTCCTTCGCCTGCTTGGCCCAGCGCTGCAGGTAGCCGCGGGCGGTGGGCTCGTTGTCCAGGGCCCAGACCAAGGTGGGGAGGTTGCCCGGGCGCTTCTCGGCCAGCTGCTTCAACGCCTCGACCGGGAAATTCACGCTCGACATCGCCGACACTGCGTCGATTCCGTTCTGAACCAGGGCGATGGCGTCGAAGATGCCTTCAACGATCCACAGCTCTTTGACGGCTTCAAGCTTGAGGCTTGGTGGGCACCACCACTGGCCCTGCGCGCTGTATCCGAACTTGAAGCGAGCCTTCATCTTGCCGAAGCGGGCAGGACGATCGATCAGCCGCTCCCAGTAACCGCCGTTCGGCAGCGGGAATCGCACCGTGGCGCTGGCCTCGCCGCTCTCCTGGTTGACGTAGTTTTCCTGGGTGAACCAGCCAGTCATCTGCCAAGAATCGAGGCCCCGGGAGAATTCCAGGTAGGTGCGGGCGGTCAAGTGTGGGTCGCTTGCCGTGGCCGGTGCACGCTTGCTCCAGTCCTCGAACAGATCCTCATAGATGTCTTTGACATGCTCGATGTGGCCGCAGCGCTCCGGGCGCCCGCAGCGGATTTGCCACGGGTTGTCATGGCGGGCATACAGCTCTTTCTTTCCACAGGCCGGGCAAACGCCGCCCCGCATGTAGTTAGTGCCGGTGCGCAGCTTCAGGCCGAAATCACTTTCCAGCCTTTGCAGCACTTGTGAGCGGATATCTTCATTCATCATGTCGGTTACTTCGCAGTTTTGAGGCTGTAGGTCAGCGCGCCGATCAGCCGGCGTTGCGCGCCCATGACGGGATTCTTCAGGACGATTGCGGTGTGGCGGTCTTTCTCCGCCACGTAGCGGTAGGTATCCGTCCACCAGTGCTCAGTCAGCGCTTGGCGGTACTCGGACTTGAGCAAAGCCAGCAGGGCGGTGGCCTGCTCCGGGCTCATTTCCGCCTTGATCACCATTTTGTTATCCATCGAAACCTCGACTTCGGACGCAGCTCACCCAAACCCACAGAAAGCGGGGCAGGGCAAAGGGGTTAGTTAGGTGCGCGCTGCGCGGGGGGGCGAGCGATCAGCTGCGCCCAGGCCAAGGTCGGTCATGGCGAGGTGCACGGCTTTTTCAGCAGTTGGGTCTGAAACGTTGTGGTCGGCGACCAAGTGGCCAACAGCACGGGTGAACAAGCGGTCGTCGCCGCTCAGGTGTTCGGCTTGGTGGCGTTGCAGGTAGTGCATTGCCGAGGATTTCAGTACGTCCTGGTAGTCCGGATGCGTGGCGCTCATGCTGCCACCCCCGCACGGGCCCGGTGCAGCGCGATCGCTGACAAGACCTCAGTATGGCGAGCGGACATGTGGGCTTCGTGGGCACGCATGATCTCCTCCGCTTCGGCACTGGAAATCGAGCCATCAGCCAAGGCCTTGGCAATCTCGAGGTCTACAGCTCCGCGCCTGGCAGAGGTGACCATCGACATGGTGTAGAGCTCGACGTTGTCCAGCACTTCGACGTCAGCGACCTTCACGAAAATTCCGCCGTATAGCGAGGCAATGAACTCCGGCAGGAACGTCGTATGCGCGGTCGTCTCCAGCTGGCAGAGCTGCAGGTCATTGAGCGGGCGGGCGTTGTTGTTTTCGTAGGCATGGTTGTCGAACTTCTTAAGCTCGAGGCCGAGGTGGGCAGCAGCTTGGGCCCGGCCGCCCGGGTATGCGCGGATGATCGCGCTGACCACGGCTTTCCTTGTCTTGAGAACTGAGCGATTCATGTTCTGATTCATCCCTAGTGGCCAGTGGCCTTATTCTTCGATTACGCCGTCTTTGATACCCAGCAGTACCGCTGCACGGTGTGCCTCCCCCCGGCGACCTTTTCGACGACCGTTGAGAAGGTCGCTGACCAAATTTTTGTTCAGGTCATGAATCCGACTAAATTCCGCGATGCTCATCCCTTTTCGATCAAGCGCTGCGCGGGCTTGCTCCGGCGTAACTGGCGCGGGCATAGTGTGTTGCCTCCTGTTGCAACGAGTTGTTTTGTGTTCGTTGGTGGTGATTATGCACGCGAAATTGGTCTTGTAAAGGGTGAATGCTTGAAAATTTGTGCGTCTGAATCAGCGCCTGAAGGATCGGTCGGGGATCGGCTGCGCGAAGAAAGGGTCCGGTTGAGCCTCAGCCAAGAGGATCTGGCCCAGGCGGGCGGAGTAAACCGGAACACTCAGGGCAGCTATGAGCGCGGGGTAAGGAATCCCGACAGTGCTTATTTGCTTGGCATCGCTCCCCTGGGCGTCGACGTGGGATTCGTTCTCTTTGGGAGGCGGTCCGTCGATACCGGACTTAGCTCCGATGAGGCTCAAATAATCGAGCGCTATCGCTGCATCCCAGAACAGGATCAGCAGGCGCTTCGTCGCTTCTTGAAGGCGATGTTTGATGATGCTGGCCGGTAATCTGTAATCCACTCGTCGCGCCTCCGTTCAAAGGCGATCTTTTGCCCTGTTAACTGAAAATTCACATTGCATATCAAGGAGTTAGCAAATGTTGAATTTGGCAGTAGCTGAGCAGGATTGCGTGGAGCTGGTGGAATTCCAATGGTCCGGTCTGAGCGAAAACGAACGTCGATTGATCGGTCGGTTTCGCCAGATGCGGGAGCAGGAGCGCCATCAGGTGAGGCGCTTGATTGAGCAGTTGGCCAATAACCAGGACGACACGGAATCCTGAGTCATCCAAACAAAACCGCCGACCAATCGGTCGGCGGTTCCTATCAGGCTGCAGGCCTGCTCATGTGTTCGAAAAGCTCCTTTTGCTGCTCCGCCGGAAGACTCCTGAAGCGGTCCAGGATCAGCGTGTCCAGCTGCTGGGCGGATGGCCGCAGCGTGTGGGAAAACGTGAGCTCCGAAACCCACGTATGGCCGCACTTGGCGTCCAGGCATTGGCAGTACAGCTTGGCGTAGGCGCGGGTTACCTCTTCCCGCGAACTGATCCGGCCTTTGTGGCCACAAGTCGTGCAGTTGACTCGCATGGTGTCCCTCCCCAGGGTTCAGATGCGCCATCATTATGCCGTCATTTTCCAGTTACATCACCTGCTAAACGTTACCTGATGTAGTTGTTTCGTCGGTGTTTTCCGGTTCTTTCCAGCTAATTCGCCTGTCTTCGCGTAGCGTGTCGTTCACCTGGTTGAACATCTGGCAGATGGGTCGGATCTCGTTATTGGTGTAGACCCGGTCGATCTTCTCGATGTCACCAAAACCGCCACTGTTCTCCGGGATGATGCCGGCCAACGCGGGGTTCATGCGCCACGCCGCGATGATGTCGTTGCGGGTGATGTTCTTGACCTTCTCCAGATCGTCCTTCGACTGGAAGTCTCCGACCGGGATGATCTGAATGGCCTTCTCGGCGCCGCCCGGGATGTTCACGAACATGCTGCGGAAGTTACCCACGCCCTTGCTGCCGGAGATCTGCGCCTGCAATTCCTCCTCGTCCTTCTCACTCATGTTCGGGTCGTTTGAGTAGAAGATGTAACCGACGTGGGCGCCGTTGTTGTAGTAGCGCCGGCGGAACAGGGTGGCGGCCTCGTTGAGCAGCAGCGCCTGCAGGCCGCCCAGGTAGTCTGGAACGCCGTAGATGTTCTGCTGCACGTCGTAGTTGAAGATGTGCTCGACCTCGTCCTGGTCAAACTCCAGCCGGCCGCCGTCAGGCATGAGCATCACGTATCCGCCATCGACCTTTACCCGCATGTTGATCGCGGGTAGGTGCTCGAGCTCCAGGACCTGGCCGAAGACGCTACTTTTGCGCAACAGGTATGTCTCGCCGAACACCATGAAATCCATTGCCGATCGGTTCATTGCCTGCAGGCTGAAACCACGCGACGGGTTGAACTCACGCAGCAGCAGGTTGCGCTTGAATGGCGGGATAGCGCCGTGGTGCGCATTGGCCTGCAGCAGCCTGGCCAGGCCGACCCGCGAGGCCGGTGGCGTGTAAATGGTCCCGTCGTCGCTGGGAAACACCCCGAGGTAGTTGGCGATGTTGTTGGTCAGTACGGCTTCGGGCGCGCCGAACGTGAAGGCTCGCACGGGCTGTCTGGGCTGCTGCTGGGCTACGTGAGGTTGTGCCATGGGTACCTGATCCGCTGGTGACGTAGCGGCTGCGCCGCTGCCGGTTGGTGTTGAGGGGTTCGTTGTGCAGGGCGTGCATGATTGCCCACGCTATGTCGGCATGGCCGGTAGCTTCTGTACGCGAGGCGCTGTACGTCACCTGACCGCTGGCGGTGGTGCCGCGCTTGATGGTCAAGAAGGCCTGGGCGATATCGCTGCTGCCGGCATCCCACTCGATACGGGCGTGCTGGATGGTGTCCTGGGCCTTGAGCACCAGGGCGTTTTTGGTCTCGAGGCTGTAGTGGATCGGCTGAGCCCGCGGGTAGAAGTCGCGCACCAGGTCGAACACCCCGTAGCCGATGCCGGTTGTGTCGATGCCGATGTGCTGGACATTGAACCGCTCGGTGAGCTTCTTGACCTCGCTGGCCTGGTACTTGAACGACTGGCCCCGCCAGCTGTGTTTCTCCAGGATCCTAAACTTGGCGCCGTGCTCGAGCGGCGGGGCGATGACCACGCACGTTGCATCGTCACGGGTGCGGCTGGGGTCGTAGCCAATCCAGACCGGGCTGTTTCCGAAGGGCCGCTTGTCGTCGGGGTCGTAATCTGTCCAGAGGGACAGATCGCTGTAGCAGCGCTCCAGGTCGGCCAAGTGGAATGCGCCCTGCGAGCTGTCGATGAATTTGCACATGAACAGCTGCTCGAACGCATCGTCGTCGTACTCCAGCTGCAGCTGCTCGAGGTCGAACAGGTCGCACCCGCTGTTGATCGCATCCAGGATCGTGATCGTTTTGCGCCACTGCCCGTCTGGGCACAGCGCGCCGGCGCTGTATGCCGTTGCCGCAGGCCACTCTGCTACAGCAGGTGTGCCGCGCTTCTTCTTCCGGTTGCGGAAGGATTCGCCAGTCCAGAAGGGGTAGGCCTGGTGCGTGACGGCGCTGGGCGTGGAGAAATAGGTTTTGCGCCACTTCTTGTGGGTGGCCATGGCCGACGCCACCTTGTTCAGCTTCTCGAAATCCTTGATCCAGAAATATTCGTCAACGTAGACGTGCCCGTGGTGGCCCTGGGCGGTGCTGCTGTTGGTGCTGAGGAATCGGAGCTCGGCCCATGGTTTGCCGTCTTTGCTCAGCACGATGGGGTTGCCGGTGAGTTCGAGGCCGAACCATTCTTGGGCAAACGAGATGATGTAGCTGCGGAAGATCTCGGACTGCGCCCGGCTGGCCGACAGGAACACCTGGTTGTCACCGGTGAGCACTGCATCCATGAAGGCCTCGCCAGCGAAGTAGTAGGTCAGGCCCACTTGGCGAGACTTGAGAATGTTGCGGATCCGGGCGGTCAGCGGGTTTTGCTTGGCCGCGAACAGCTCTTTCTGGTACCCGAACATCTTGCTGATGAACTTGTCGAGGAAGTCGACCTCGGTGAGGCCGGTGACGTCATTCTTCGCCGGCTTGGGTTTCTTCTCGCCACGCTCCCCACGTTTACGCTGGCCGCGCTCGTTCCGATCGCGGCGAGGCTGATCTCCGCCCCGACTATCAATAGGCTCCGCTTGAGGCGCGGGAGCGGCCGGTTTGGCGCATTGTTTGGCAAGGCGTTCCCGCTGTGTGATCAGCCGGTCGAGCTCGTTCTGCTCGGCCTCACTTAATACCCCGGCCTTTTCATACAGAAGGGTGATTCGACGGCTGACGGCCGTCAGCGGCTCCTCGTCAGTGAGCATGTCCTCCCATAGGCCCTGCCGGATCCAGTAGTAGACGATCCGGACGTTAGGCAGTCCGAGTTGCGCCTGGATTTCCTTGGCCTTGCAGCGGCGCAGGAACAGACGTTTGGCGGCTTCTTTGACTTCGTTCGAGTAGTACATGGGGCGCAGTCTAAGCGCCGATTGGGTAGCTAACTCCCGGTATATTTCCGCCTTCATCCTAGAACGTGCAAATAGGAGAGGGGCGCAGTCAAACCGTTTGTTGCTCAGGGTTCGACTTCATATGGTGGGGGCCTCAAAGCCACGACCCAGCAGACTCCCATGCCCCGTTCCCTTGTTTCGTACTGGAAACGCGTTGCCACCAGCGGCCCGACTATCGACGGGCGTGAAATCCTTCCCCAGGAGCTGCGCGACGCTGCGGAAACCTACAAGACCGCCACTTATACCGCGGTGATCTGGTGCGAGCATGAGCGCTGGTCCGGTTCGTTCGGCACGGTCTATTCCCTTCGCCTGGTCGAAGACGCGGAGGATCTTCAGCCCGGCCAGGTCGCCCTCGAGGCGCAGCTCAAGCCAAACGACAAGCTGCTGTTCCTGAACGACCAAGGCGAGAAGCTGTTCACCAGCGTCGAGATCACTCCGAACTTCGCCAACACCGGCAAGTACTACCTGACCGGCATGGCCGTCACCGATTCCCCGGCCAGTCTGGGCACTCAAGAGCTCTATTTCTCCAGCCGCACGAGCAAGGCCGCGTACTTCTGCGCGCCTGTCGAGCTGGGGTCCCTGAACAAGGCCGGTACCGAATCCGAAATCGGAAAACTGGCCGCCCTCATGACCAAGTTCTTCAAGCGTTTCGCCACTGAGCCGGCGGGCGCGGCGCCTTCCGACAACCCTACCGAGAGTAAACCCCCAATGGATGAAGCAACCGCTACAGCGCTTGCTGCGCTGCTGCAGCAACTTCTGATCGTCGCCGCCGGTATTCAGGCCGTGATCGAGCCTGCCGCCGAAGAAGCGCCGGCGCCTGACCAGGAGCCGATTGAGACAGTGGAGACCGCTGTCGATGACATCGTCGCGACTGCCGAAGAACAGCGCGAGTTCAGCCGCCGCCTTCCGAAGGTAGCGCCGAAAGCACCGCCTGCGGCACCGCAGCAGCAGACCAACCAGGCTCTGGCCCAGAGCATGGCGAACATCGAAAACATGTTCAGCCAGCTGGTGAACAACCCACAGGGTCGCCCGATCCCCCGCACCACCGGTGTCACCTCCGAAAAACCGAAGCGAGTCCTCTGACATGGCCCAGAACCTGAGTACCTACGGCGCGCAGATGTACGCTGCGATGCAAATGGCGATGGCCGAAACCTACGGTGTGGAAGCGGTCACCCGTATGTTCAGCGTCGAGCCGACCATTGCGCAGGAGCTGAACGACGCGATCACCGCGAAAGCTGACTTCCTGCAGCGCATCAACGTGATCGGTGTACCTGAAATCAAAGGTCAGAAGGTGTTCCTGGGCACCTCCGGCCCCGTCACCGGCCGCACCAACACCAAAACCACCGACCGAGAGGCGAAAGATGCCTCGGCATTGGACGAGGACACCTACGAGCTTTCTTCGACCGAGTCGGATGTCAGCTTGTCCTACGCGAAGATCGATGCCTGGGCGAAATTCCCTGAGTTCCACCAGAAGTACTCGGCTGCAGTGCAGAAGCAGATCGCTCTGGACCGCATCATGGTTGGCTTCCATGGTACTCATGCTGCCGTCCAGACCGACATCACCCAGTACCCATTGCTCCAGGACGTCAACAAGGGTTGGCTGCAGCAGGCCCGCGATCTGGTACCGGCACAGGTTCTGAAAGAGGGTGCTGTGGCTGGCAAGGTCACCATGGGCGTCAACGGCGACTATGCGAACCTCGACGCCCTGGTGCACGACACCAAGCAGATGATCGATGAGCGTGTGCGTGACGGTGGTGATCTGGTCGCCATCATTGGTAGCGACCTGTTGGCCGCTGACAAGGCCAAGCTGTATTCCAGCCAGGGCGGCACGCCGACCGAAAAAGAGCGCATCGAGAGCCAGCAGGTGATCGCCACCTATGGCGGTTTGCCGTCGTTCAGCGTGCCGTACTTCCCGGTCAATGCGGTGCTGGTCACCAGCTTCGACAACCTGTCGATCTATTACCAGGACAGCAGCTGGCGGAAGCAGACCATCGACAACCCGAAACGCTCCCGCGTCGAGGATTACAACAGCCGTAACGAAGGCTATGTGATCGAGCAGTTGGAGAAGATCGCCCTGACCGAAAACGTTGAGGTGATCTGATGAGCCTGGCACTGGCGCACAAGCGGCGCACCCTCGCACAAGGCTCGGCAGCTGCTACCGCCAGTGCCGCACCGTTGGCGTACTCGCCGGCTGCAGCGCTGACCAGCCCGGCCAATGCCCAGAAGCACTACAAGCTGATGGAGGACGCCTTGCTGGTCGACCTCGAGCGCTTGTCGGGCTTCAACAGCCTCGAGCAGCGGCAAGTGGTCAAGCGTGACGAGTTGCTGCCCAAATACCTGGAGTATGTCGGCCGCTACCGCGAATCCGGCCTGAACTTCCCCAATCAGGTGCTGATGTACGTCCTGGTCTGGCTGTTCGACACCACGCAGTTCGAGCAGGCGCTGGAGTTGGCCGACTTCGCTATGTCCCAAGGGCAGGAGCTGCCGGAGCGCTTCAACCGCGACATCCCCACCTTCGTGGCGGACGAGCTGATCGAGTGGGCAGAGGCCGAATACAAGGCCGGTCGCAGCCCTGAGCCTTACGTCAGCAACCTGCTGCCGCGGGTGGATGGCGAGTGGAAGCTGTTCGAACGCATTCCGGCTCGATACCACAAGCAGCTCGGCGTGCTGGCAATGGATCGCAAGGATTGGGCTTCCGCCATCGTGCACTTCGAACGAGCCGAGTCTCTGTACGAAAGCATTGGCGTAGGGACACGCCTGGCGGGGGCACGCAAGGCGCTGGCCAAGGCGATCGCTGAAGGCGGGCAGTCGACCGCCCAGCTTGCAACCCGCCTTGACGAAGTTCTGCAGGCTTCGGCCGAGCAGGGCCCGGCAGGCGAAAGCACCCACACCGAGTAAACCGTCTTCCCCCCCGCAGGGAGTTGCTACGGCAAGGCCGAGTCATTCATGACCCCGACCTTCCCGCAGCAGCAACCTGCCCTATTCGAGTGGCCAGCGATGAGCTTTTCAGGCAAGCCAACAACCGTGGTGGACCAGACCATCGAGAACAACGGCTTCTGGCCGGACCTCTCCTTGGGTGAGTACCAGAAGGCTTACCGCCTGCCCGGTGAATACCTGAGCGAAACGCTGACCACTCAACTTGTTGTGGCCATGAGCGAGGTGAATACCGACCTGGCTCGGGTCGAGCGTGCCATTCGGGATGCCGGCGTATCGAACGTGGAAGCCGCAGCTGACCCCATGACCGTCCAGGGCTGGGGCTATGCCTCGAAGGTCGCCCTGTACAAGCGCGCCGTGTACTGCCGTGCCAAGGCCACAGCCCTCAACGACTTCGCGACCATCAACCGTCGGGAGGTAGCGGAGAACCTTGGCAAGGAGGCGCCCGAGCGTACCGAAACCTTCCTGTCCTATAGCCAGCAGGCCATCCGTACCCTGCAGGGCCGCGGCCGCATGACGGCGGTGCTCCTGTGATCAAGCTGCAGGCACTGACCCGCTACCTGATCGAGCGTCAGCTGGTGCTGCCCGAGCAGCTCGACAGCTGGACCGACCAGGTGCAAATGGACCTCGTGTGGAAGCCAGGCGAGAACGGTCTGCACATGGGCGATATGCAGTACACCGCCACGATCGCCATCGAGCGCTTCGCTGATCAGCCGGTACGTCTGTTTGCGTTGGTTGGCAGCTGGCTCGAGGAGAACGACCAGGAGCGCGAAGACCTGCCGAGCGTGACCTTCGAGGTGACCATGCTCGACAACGACCTGGCCGATGTGGACATCAAGGTTCAGTTCATCGAGCCCCAGCACCTGGTCGAGGATCCAGACGGCGAGTTCAAGGTACTGGGCAGGACCTGGTCCCTTGCCCCGTACGAGCTGTGGGTGGCCGAAGCCGGGGAGGTAAGCGCTGATGGCGCCTAACGATCTCGCCCTGGACGTGCGCGGCATGCTCGAGGCCGAGAACCTGCTGGCCCTCCTGGATCTGCCGCTGGCCAAGCGCAAGCGCCTGCTGAACAACATCAGCAAGCGCGTGCGTACCTTGAGCCGGCAACGCATCCGCAGCCAAAAGAACGTGGACGGGACCCCCTTCGCCCCGCGCAAGGGCAGCACCAAGGGCAAGAAGAAGATGGAAGCGGGCCTCGGCAAGCTCCTCGAGGTCACCCGCTTGAGCGGCGATGAGGCCGAGCTGGGCTGGCGGAACGCGCTTACCCGCTGGGTTGCCTCGCAGCAGCACAACGGCGTGTCCGAGCGGCGTACAGCGGCTCAAATGCGGCAGTGGAACAAGGTCCCCCCCGGTACCGCAGCGACCCAAAAGCAGGCCAAGCGCCTGCGTCAGCTCGGGTTCAAGGTCCGCATGCCGGGCAAGAAGGCCGTCACAAGGGCGTCCGTCGCCTGGATCCAGGAGCACTTGAACTACGCCAAGGCCGGTCTGCTGATCCGGATCCTCGACACCGAACGACAAGCGACTTCTGGCGCGCAGAGCTGGGAAATCTCCCTGCCGGCTCGCCAGTTCCTGGGCGCGAGCAGCAGCGAAACCAGCGAGCTGGTGAACCTGGTGCTGCGCCAGATCCTCAACTCACCTGTTTAACGAGGCGTACATGGCACTCGGCAAAGTCAGCGTCAACAACCTCAACCTCGGCCAGGGTGCTGTGACCGAAGTTGAGCGCTATTTCCTCTACATCGGCCCGGCGTCCAAGAATGTCGGCCAGATCCTCGCCCTGAACCAGGACAGCGACCTAGACGTTCAGCTGGGCGTTACGGCCAGCGATCTGAAGACGCAGATCAACGCTGCCCGCCTCAACGGCGGCGACCGCTGGGCCTGCCTGGCCATGCCCCTGGCTGCCAACGGCAGCTGGCAGGACGCCCTGACCAAGGCCATGCAGAACGGCTACTCGGTCGAGGCGGTGGTCATCACCAAGCCTGTGACCACGGGCGCCGAGCTGACGGCCATGAACGAGGCCGCTGTGGCCATCGGCAACACCTATGCCCGACGCCTGTTCGTGATGTCCGCCACTGCCGGCATCCTGCCCACGCAGACCTGGAGCGAATACCAGCTCGAGCAGAAAGCGATCACGGACGCGCTGTCAGCACCGCGGGTGATGGTGGTTCCGCAGCTGCACGGCAGCAACCTGGGCGTTCTGGCCGGCCGGCTGGCCAACGCCGCCGTCAGCATTGCCGATAGCCCGATGCGCGTGGCCACCGGCGCGGTCCTTGGCCTGGGTGAAACCCCTGTCGACAAGGACGGTGTACCGCTGCAGATGGCCACCCTGGCGGTGCTCGATGCCGCCCGCCTGTCCGTGCCGCAGACCTACGCGGACTATCCGGGCGTGTTCTGGGGCGATGGCAACCTGCTCGACGCTCCAGGCAGCGATTACCAGGTGATCGAGAACCTGCGCGTCGTCGACAAGGCGGCTCGCCGGGTGCGGATCCTGCTGATTCAGCGCGTCGCCGATCGGCGCCTGAACAACTCGGCCAACAGCATGGCCAAGAACATCACCTCCCTGATGGCGCCGCTACGTGCGATGGCCAAGTCCACCACCGTGGGCGGCCAGGTGTTCCCGGGTGAAATCACCCAGCCCAAGGATGGCGACATCGTCATCAACTGGCTCAGCAAGACCGCAGTCGTGGCCTACCTGACCCTGCGCCCTCTCAACTGCCCGAAAGACATCACCGCGAACATCGCGCTGGATCTTTCCAACGACGATTCGGAGTAACCCATGGCAGCAAAACTCAGCGGCAAGAACTTTGACGTGAACATGGGTGACAACCTGGTCCACGTCGAGTCGGCCTCATTGGACATCACCGATAACAGCGCCGTGGCTCAGAGCAAGGGCGTCCCCAATGGTTGGGTCGACGGTGACGTATCCGCTGCGGGCGAGTTCGAGGTGGACAGCACCAACTTCAACCAGATCATCGCTCAGGCCAAGGCTGCTGGCAGCTTCCGCGAGCTTGAGCCGTTCGACATTGTCTTCTTCGGCAAAGTCGGCGACGAGGAATGCCGGATCGAGGCCTTCGGCTGCAAGCTGCGCGTCTCCAGCCTGCTGGCCATCGACCCGAAGGGCGGCGCGAAGACCACCCACAAGCTCCCGTACGACGTCACCAGTCCGGACTTCATCAAGATCAACGGCGTGCCGTACCTGTCCGCAGCCGAAGTCGAGGGCCTGACCTGATGGTTTGCCCGTTCGATCGCGCCCAGGACATGGAGCAGCGTCAGCGTGACCAGGCGATTACTGCCGTCCTGGGCCGTGCGCGCTCGAGCGGGCCCAGCCTGAGCCACTGCGATGACTGCGGCGGCGAGATCCCCGAGGCACGCCGTGCGCTGGGCGGCATGACCCGCTGCGTGCCTTGCCAGTCCAGATTCGAGAAAGGGGGTCAACGATGAGCGCAAATCAGGCTGCCCAGGACACCGTTATTGCCGTGGCCAAGGTCTCGCCCGCGTTGGGCGTCGCGGCTACCGGGGTGACCGGCGCCGTTGACTGGTCGGCGGTCGCCTACATGCTGACCGCGCTCTACATGGTGCTGCAGATCCTCTTGCTGGTACCCAAGTACCGCCAGATGCTGCGCGACTGGAAGATCAAGCCATGAGTCTGCGCAACAGGATCATCACGGGATCGATTGCCCTGGTGCTGAGCAGCAGCACGCTGATGGCGTTCCTGGGCAAGTGGGAAGGCGACGGCCAGAACGTCGTGTACGCCGACCAACTGGCCCGAGGCCTGCCGACTGTGTGCAAGGGCATCACCCGACACACCAGCCCCTATCCGGTAGTGGTCGGCGATTACTGGTCGCCGGCGCGCTGCGCTGAGGTGGAGCAGCTGGTGGTCGAGAAGGGCCAGCTGGTCCTGGCCAGCTGCCTGACCAACGACAAGATCAACCAGAACACTTTCGACGCGCTGTCGAGCCATGGGCACAACTTCGGCGAGCCAAGCACCTGCGCGAGTCGGGCCGTGGGCCTCATCAACGCCGGCAGGGTCGCCGAAGGGTGCCGGGCGCTGGCCTGGGGCGCTGATGGTCGCCCGGTCTGGGCCTTTGTCACCGACGCCAAGGGCAACAAGGTGTTCGTTCCTGGGCTGCACGCCCGTCGCTTGGCGGAGGCGAAGTTATGCGCCTCCTGATTGTGCAAGTGCTGGCCGCCCTGCTGTTCGCCGGAAGCACCTGGTTTCTGATCGACAACGTGCTGCAGCAGCGCGACACCGCCCGATCGGAGCGAGATCAGGCAGTGAGCGTGCGTGACGCGGTTATCCGGATCGCGAATCAGACCGCCGAGCGTCTGGCGCAGGCATCGGCTAACGACAACAAACACACCGAGGAACTGAGCAATGCCCTCAAGGCCAACCAGGATCTGCGCACTTCTGTCGGTACTGGCGATCAGCGGCTGTTCGTCCAAGCCAGTTGTCCAGCCGCCACTGTGCACGCCGATTCCGCCGGTACCGGCGTGGCTGATGCAGTCGCCCCCGAACTCGCAGCAAACGCTCGACCGGATTATTTCACCCTCCGCGACCAGCTCTCCGTCAGCAAGCAAATGATTCTGGGGCTGCAGGACCACATCCGCAGCTTCTGCACCACCCAACCCACCACTACTGGAACCGCACCATGACCGAAGCCAACCGCACCATCACCCTGGAAGTTAAAGAGCAGGAGTTCGACTTCACCCTGACGCCCCAGGACATCACCAAGTACTTCAACGGCACCACCCAGGCCAACAAGGTGGCGCCGGCCCACAACCTGCTGATGAGTACCGTAAAGCAAGAGCAGAAGGCGTCCCTCAAGCCGTTCCTGGCCAACCCGGTTTACACCATGACCCTGGCCAGCGCCCTGGTCGAGGAATACGCCCCTGACCTGGGCGTGATCGTAAAAAAGTCCTCGAGCACGCTGACGGCCTGACGGAAAACAGCTTCGGCCAGCTCTGTGCCCTGCATCAGCGCTGGCTTCCCGGTACCGAACCCTCGATCGAGAACCTTGGTACCGCGAAATGGCTGGAAGACGAGTATTGGCGACGGAACGAAATAGCCGTCGCCAATGGCATTGCCCACGCACTGAACGGATGACCCCATGGCTGATCAATCTGCCCGCTTGGCCTTCATCCTGAGCCTGACCGACAAGGTCACCGGCCCAGCGAGCAAGATCAAGAACACCATCACCGACCTGGCCGACGCCGGCGCAGCGAACATCGTGCGCATGGGTGCTGGCTTCGTTGGGATGCGGGAGTCGTTCGAGGGCATCACTGCGCTGCTGGATCCGGCGCGGGAGCTGAACGGCGCCCTGGGCGACGTTCGGGCGATGGGCACGGCCGAGGACGCGCTGTCTTCGCTCAACGCCAAGGCGCTGGAGTTTTCTGTCCAATACGGTGCCAGTGCCGTGGACTTCGTTTCCTCTGCCCGGTCGATCGAAGGCGCCATCCAGGGGCTGGTCGGCAACCAGCTGGCCACCGTCACCAATGCCAGCAGCGTGCTGGCCAAGGCCACCAAGGCCGACACCGAAACGACCAGCCAGTACCTGGGCAGCATGTACAACCTGTTCAAGTCCGAGGCCGACAAGGTCGGTCGGGTGCAGTGGGTCGAGCAGCTGACCAGCCAGACGGCGCTTGCCGTGAAGCTGTTCCGCACGGACGGCGCGCAGCTGAAGGATGCCTTCAAGGAAGCGGGCGCGATCGCAACGGCTTCGGGCGTCAGTTTTGCCGAGCAAATGGCGGTGATCGGCACACTCAGCAGCACCATGGAAGGCGGCGACGCCGGCGGTCGGTACAAGGCGTTTTTCGAGAACATCGGCAATGCCTCGGAAAAGCTGGGCATGAAGTTCACCGACGCCAACGACAAGGTCCTGCCGATGGTGGACATCCTCGGCAAACTGCAGGGCAAGTTCGGCGATCTGAAGAACGCCGCCGGCAATGCCAAGCTGGTCGAGGCGTTTGGCGGGGAGGGTGCCCAGGTGATCGGCGCGCTGGCTATGGACACCGATCGGCTGCGAAACGGCATCGCGGAGCTGGGCAAGGTTCGCGGGCTGGAGAACGCCGAGAAGATGGCCCAGGCCATGGTCGACCCGTGGGAGCAATTCGGCGCAGCGGTCCAGGCCCTGCGTATCGCGTTCGGCCAGGCGCTTATCCCGATGTTGACCCCGCTCATGAACAAGCTGGTCGGCATCGGCCAGACGTTGACCCGCTGGACCCAACTGTTCCCGAACATCACCAAGGCGCTCGGCATCGCCACGCTGGCCGTGCTGGGCATCATCACTGCCATGTCGGCCCTGACCTTGGTCGTCGGCATGGGGCGGATGGTCTGGCTGGGCCTGGTCGTCGTCTGGAAGATCCTGACCTGGACGGGCTACCGCTCGATCGCAATGTTCCTCTACCACACCGTGATGATCACCGGCTTCGTGGCGGGCATGGTGCTTATGTACACCTGGATGGGCCTGGTGCGAGGCGGGATGCTGCTGTGGCAGGGCGCGATCTGGCTGCTTAACGCCGCAATGACTGCCAACCCGGTTCTGCTGATCGTTGCCGGCATCGTCGCCCTGGGCGTGGCAGTGGCGGCTGCAATCGTCTACTGGGACCAGTGGACCGGCGCCCTGATGAACACCGCGGCTTTCCAGTGGATCAGCGCCCAGCTGCAGAGCCTTTCCGACTGGTTTGGCTCGATCGGCGGCTGGAGTGGCATGGCCAGCACCGCCTGGAACGGGATCGTGTCGATCTTCAAGGACTCCATCAACAGCCTGATTGGGATGCTCAACAAGATCCCTGGCGTTGAGATCGACACCGTGTTTGCCGACCTGCCGAAGCTTCCGCAGATCCCTGACGTCCAGGCAGAGCAGGCCCGCCAGAACCTAAACCAGTCCACTGCAGGCATCAGTCCGAAGGGGCCCACGGCGGTACCGCCGGGCGGGCTGCTGCGCTCGATCCAGAACACCACCAACAACAACGACCAAGGCAAGAAGCTGCACGTTGAGCACATGAGCATCACCACCAGCAAGGAAATCAACGCGCTGGAAATCGAAAACGCAATGAGCATGGCGGTGGGTTGATGGGCATCTATATCGATCTGCTGATCACTGACAACGACCTGACCTTGGACCCTTCGAACCAGCCGTTGCTGGTCGAGGACCGGGCAAGCATCGCCCAGGACATCGGCCACATGATCCGCGACAGCGGCCTGCTGGTGACCTTAATGGCCGAGCGTGACCGCTTCCGCCGAACCGACTGCATCAAGCAGCTCGAGTTGCTGGTGGAGGAGGACGAACGCCTGGTACCGGGCACCGTACAGATCACCGAGACCGGTAGTGGCCAGTACCTGGTCAACGCCACCACCGTTGCATTCGGAACCATCGAGGTAGTCCTGTGAGTGACGTCGACTTCAAAAAAGCCCTGCAGGACGCCGGCGTACCAATCACCGAGGCAGGCCTGCGTGCTGCCTGGGAGAAAGAGGTAGCCGCCCAAGGCAGTAAACTGAGCAATACCAGCGCCTGGTCTCCGTTCTGGCGTCTGGTCACCGCCCTGGTGACCAAGCCAGTGTTATGGCTGATCGAGTTTATGGTCAGCACTGTGCTGCCGAACTTCTTCGTCAAGACGGCCACCGGCACCTGGCTGGATATGCTGGCATGGGCGGTCGATGTCACCCGCAAGGCGTCGACCAAGGCTCAGGGGCAGTTGCTGTTCACCCGCAGCGGCGTCGCCGGCGTGCTGGAGATCCCCGCCGGCGTGCGCGTGCAGTCGGTGGCAATCAACGGCAACGTGTACGTCCTGGTCACTACCGCCGCCACCCAGTTCCTGGACGGCGATTCTCAGGTCCTGGTACCGGTCGAAGCGAGCGAAGCCGGCAGCGGATACAACCTCGCCCCGGGTTATTACTCGATCCTGCCCGAGCCGGTACCGGGCGTGATCCAGGTGGTCAACGCCGATGGCTGGCTGACCCAGCCCGGGGCAGATGAAGAACACGACGACGACCTGCGCCTGCGGACCCGCAACCAGTTCAGCGCGGTTAACCAGTGGCACACCGACGCGGTGTACCGGGCCATGATCGCGTCCTTCCCGGGCGTTGAGCCTGACGGCGTGTATTTCGAGCATGACGCTCCCCGAGGGCCTGGCAGCGCCAACGCCTTTGTCCTGTTCGAGGCGGGTTCTCCGGCGGACAGCTACTTGCAAAAGATCAACAGCTACGTCCGCGACCAGGGCAACCACGGCCACGGCGACGACATGCTGGTTCAGGAGATGCCGGCCACCCAGCACACCGTGCGGGTCACGGTCTGGCCAGACGCCCAAGTCGGTACCGAGCGCGAGGAGGCGCTGCTGAGCGACATCGAGCTGTTCATCCGGGCCGCATTCCGCGAGAGCACGGCCAGCGACTACCAGCCCACACTGACCCATCCGCAGTCGCGATTCTCGTTCAGCCGACTGGGCGAGGAGCTGCACGAGACCTTTGCCGGCATCGAATCCCTGAAGTTCGACAACGTCGACATTATCTCGCAGCTGACCATCCCGCGCCTCGACAACGTCCAGGTGGTGCTCGGTGCTTAAGCTGAAACTCCCTTTCTGGCTGGAAGGCGTAGAGCTTTCCAAGCTCCGCGACGCTGCACAGACCTGGTGGGCCAAGGTCGAGACCTGGATGAACTGGCCGCTGCTGCAGCTCGATGCCGAGACCTGCCACCTGACCGTCCTCGATCTGCTGGCCTGGCAGCGCGATATCCAGCGCTTCCAGGGCGAACCGGAGAGCCTGTACCGGAAAAGGGTGAAGTACGCCTTCATCAACGCCAAGGACGCTGGCAGCAGCGCTGGCACCGTGCGGATCTTCCAGCGCCTGGGCGTCGGCTACGTCGAGATCGAGGAGCGCTTCGACAGCGTGAATTGGGACGTGGTGCGCCTTTACCTCACCGACAGCCAGCTGAGCGCCAATCCAGTGCTGCTGCGCGTGCTGATGCAGCAGTACGGGCGCACCTGCCGCCGCTACGAGTTCGCCACGATTACCCCCGTCACGCTTGGCATGCAGGTGGCCCACTTCCATGACGACCAGCAAACCCTGTCCGCTGTGTGGGACGACCGCGCAAGCCGTCTGGTCGTCATCAATGAACTGGCCATTGTGACCACCGAGAACACCTAGGAGCCCTCATGGGAGCATGCATTACTCTCGCCGGCCAGTCGCTGATCGCGCAAAAGCAGGCCAACCAGCAGGTCCTGAACGTGGACCGCTTCGTCTTTGCCAACGTACCAGGGCTGGACCCAACGGGGCCAGTCGACCGCACAGCCGGCAAGCCACCGGCCGCCCAGCTGGTGTACACCGCGCCGGTGGACCGTTCTGGCTACGTCAACCCTAACCAGGTCGTCTACAGCCTGGTGGTCGACTCCAGCGTGGGCGACTGGGACTTCAACTGGATTGGACTTGAGACCGAAGAGAATGTGCTGCTGGCCGTGGCCTATGTACCGCTCCAGGAGAAGCGCAAAAACATTCCGCCGTTGCAGATCGGCAACAACCTGACCCGCAACTTCCTGGTGGAGTACAACGGCGCTCAGGAGCTAACCGGCATTACGGTCGATGCCAGCACTTGGCAGCATGATTTCACTGTCCGCCTGGCCGGTATCGATCAGCGTGAGCGGTTGAGCAACCGCGACGTGTACGGGCGTGTGTGCTTCTGGGACAGCGGGCTGCAGCTGGAGCGCAACGATTTTGGGCTTTACCAGCTCAAGGCCGGGATCCTCTATGTAGAGGGCGTTCGAGTGGCCCTGGATGAACCGGTGGTGGTGCAGTTCCCGTCATTGCCGGCGAGGGCTTGGCTCGATGTCGCTCTGCGCCGCCAGGGCAGCGATGTGACCGCACAGTGGACGGTGGTGTTTGGCTCGACCAAAGCGGACTACCAGGACAGTGATGGAACACAACACTATGTGATCTCGTTGGGCCGCGTGGATGTCGACGGCACTGCCATCGATCTACGTCAGTGGCAGCCGATCACTTCCGCCCTGATTGAGCATTTCGCAGCCAGAGTCGGTGATTATCCGGCCCTGCGTGCCCGGGCCACGACCAAGGATGATGTTGGCCTGAGCAACATCCCCAACGCGAAAAGCGATGATCCGAGCAGCGACAGCAGCGAGATCCTGGCCACGACCAAGGCGCTCAGGGCCGCTATTGCGCAGCTCGAGGAGAATCAGGTAGGGGAAATTTCCTTCTTCGACCTCACTGCACCACCACTCGGTTACCTGCGCCCCAACGGTGCCGCGGTGTCTCGGACCATTTACGCCCGGCTATTCGCCAAGCTCGGTATCCGCCATGGGGCTGGTGATGGCGTGAGCACCTTCAACCTGCCCGACGTTCGGGGCCTGTTCATCCGCGTTCTGGACGATGGCCGCAACCTCGACCCTGGCCGGGTGCTGGGCAGTATCCAGGCGGACGAAATCCGCTCCCACAGCCACGGCGCCAGTTCCGCCGGCGCCGGTGCTCACAGCCACTCGGCCAGCAGCGACGCTCAGGGCGAACACACCCACGGCGTCAAAGAGGGCCAGGAAGTTGGGATTGTCGATCCAGGCGGCGAGGTGCTGAGCTCAGGTGATGACATGACAACTCGTGTGAACAATTACTCGACCTCCACTAGCGCTGGCAGCCATAGCCACAACATCACCGTGAACGGCGTGGCTGACCACACCCATCTGATCACGGTTAACGCCACCGGCGGCAGCGAGACCCGCCCGCAAAACATCGCGTTCAACGCCTTCATCAAGTACTGAGGCCCATCCATGCAATCCAAGATCGTCTACCAAACGGACCACCTCGGCATTTACACCGGCCAGGCCTACGCCGACCCGTCGCCGCTGGAGGAAGGCGTCTGGCTGATTCCACGGGGTTGTGTCGAGATCGCGCCGCCGGCGGTACCAGAATTCAAGGCCGCTCACTGGGACGGCCAGCGCTGGCAACTGATCGACTCCTACTTGGGCCTGACTGCCTACAGCACCAAAACCGGCGAGCCGATGTCGATCGATCGTCTGGGCCAACTGCCGGCTGGATACACCCTGGATCCACCAGGTCCTGGACAGGTCTGGAAAGACGACCAGTGGGTAGACGACATTCCGGCTGCAGTGGAGCGGCGATACCAGGAGCGGGTGCTGGAGATCGATTCCATCTGCACCCAGCAGATCACCGGTGGGTTCTGGTCTTCTGTCCTGGAGGAGCAGTACTGCTACAGCACCACACTGGAAGATCAGCTGAACCTGAGCAGCGCTGCCGCCCTTGACGTTGATCTGTCCTATCCGTGCACTGACCCGGTAGGCACCAAGGTCTATCGCCACCACACTGCCGCCCAGCTGCGCCGGGTGGCTGACGACTTCACCCGGTTCAAGTTGCAGCTTCTGCAGCAGGCCTACAGCCTGAAGGCTCGCCTGCAGCAGGCACGCGATGCCAAAGACCTGGCTGGCCTTGAGGCCGTAACCTGGGAGGCTGATCCGGTATGACCTGGACTCCAGTCACCATGCGCTGGCCAAGTCAGGCGACCAGCTGGCTGGCCGACCTCGAGGAGGCCAAGGCCATGGCCGGCAGCGAGCTGGCCAGCGCAGGCGATCGCATGGCCGCGCTGCAAGACTTGGCCACCACCGATCCAGGCCCGGTTGGTGCGGCCGCTGCAGCGGCCGTGGCAGCTGGGCGCAGCGCCATGAACGAAGCACTGGGCGAGATCCCCGCAGCGCTGGTAGTCACTCCGTTCCAAAGTGGGGTGGGCCAAGGCCGAGGCCTGCAGCGTTACCTGTCGGCGCCGAACCTGCTCCAGCACTTGGCCACCAAGCTCCAGGATGTAACGGACTCCAATCGCCCCGGGGGCGAGCACTACGCCTTGGTCGTGATGTTCGTTGGCACCCGTTATGACCATTTTGCCGCGACCTTGAGCCGCTTCAACTCAGTGCTGCCGCTGCCCGACCTCAAGCGAGCCCAGAACCGCGCCGCCCGACTGTCCGAGTTGGAGACGATAAAGTGGGAGCTTCCGACCGCCGGCATGCTGCCGCGCTGGGGTGCACTGCCTCTGGAGCAGTCCACCATCACCCGTACGGCCAGCCAGGCGATGTCCGGGCAGCTGGCCGCTCTGGAAAGCTTCGCATCCAGCTCGCCACTTGCCGACCTGCAGGCGCTGGCCAGTCGCAAGGCTCAGCGCACCGCTGCTAAGGACCAAGAGCTGGCCAACCTCAAAACGATGTTTGACGGCGTGGAAGCGGAGGTCACCATGACCGCTCGCCTGATCGGCCCGGGCAATGCCGCCGAGCTGCGCCGCGATCTGCTGACCGGGCAAGCACCGGGTCACGAATGGCCGCTCTCCGCCGGCGTGATGCTGGTGGGCTCGCTGAAGGGCCTGAGCTTCGTTCGCGAATTGGTGGGCCTATGACACTGCTCCTGGACGGCGAACACATCAGGGGTCGGGAAATGAAGGTCACCGGCGACCTGCGCATAGAAAGTGGGGACATGTCGGGCCAGACCAGCAATACCGACACCGCGCACAAGGGGTTCAAGCCAAAAACACTGGCCGTCAGCCTGATGATTCGTTTCATCGACTCGGCGGATCTGCGCACGCTCATGCGCCTGGCAGAAGCCACCGAGAGCGGTGGCCAGCTCAAGACGTACCGAATCGTCAATGACACGGCTACCGCGATCGGGATGAGACAGGTTCAGTTTTCTGATGGCGTCAGTGCTCGAGAGGACGACACGCTGCGTGCTTGGCGAATCCAGTTCACGCTGACCGAGAAGCTGTCGAACCCTGAGCGTGTGGAGAAGCGCCGTGCGGCCAACGCTGTTGGTACCCAGAGTGCGCCTGGGCAAGCGGTCAGCAGTAACAGCACCGGCACCGGTGGAAATGGGAGCAGTGGCGGCCAAGAGTTGACCGGTTTCGAGACGACCCTGAAAAAGCTTGATGACTGGCTGGGGAGCAAATCGTGAAGCTCCACAAGGTATTGCGGGTCGCTGGCAGCGAGCATGTCCTGGTCAAGGATGATGTCCGCCTTGACCTGGCCACCCCCGGCCGCGCCCAGTTCACAATCAAGGCCGTCGAGCCTGTATCGGGACTGGTCACACTCGACCTCGGCTACAACGAGTCAGCCTTACAGCGCCACTTCATTGGCTACGTCGAGCGCAGCACCGCAGTGAATCAGCTGGAGCAGGTGCTGTACTGCCGCGAGATGGCCGCGATCCTGGCCAACCCCCTACCGCTGAATCTGCGCCATGCCGATCTGCGCACCGTGCTGGCCACCATCAGCGATGAGACGGGGCTGCGCTTCCGTGTGCCGGCGCAACCGTACGCCTCTACCAAGGCGCCTTATTTCTACAGCTTGGCGTCGGGATTCCAGGCCATGGACAGCCTGGCCCGAGTTTTCACCATCCCCGACCTGATCTGGCAACAGCAGGGCGACGGGGAGGTATTCGTAGGCAGCTGGTCGCACAGCTTCTTCGGCGAACGATTGCCGCTGCAACTGCCGGTCCAGCTGTTCAACAACTACCAGGGCAACCAGAGCGCCGTCATTGCGGCACTTCCTGGGCTGCGTCCTGGTGCAACCATCAACCAGGGCGAGCGCGTCACTTCCGTGGCACTCGCCGGTACCGAAATGGCGATCAAATGGAAGACGCAATCCGGCGCTGTGTAGAGCGCATGTTTCCCGAGCTGAGCGGCGGCTATCACCTGCCGCGCTTCGCCCAGGTCGTCGGTGTAGCTGACGCCCCGGCCGGCGCCGGCATCTGCGACGAGTTCCGCCCGCGCTTTGCAGTGGACCTGCAGGTCCTGGACCAGGACAACGAACCGGACCAGTCCATGCCGCTGCTGGCCGGCGTGCCGGTACCGGTGCCAACTGGCGGCGACGAGATGGGGTTCTACAGTTTCCCGGAGGAAGGCACCAAGGTCGTCGTTTCGTTCGCCCAAGGCTTACCACACAAGCCTTTTATCCAGTGCATCCTGCCGCACGGCCTGTCCCTTCCCAGCCTGCCCAAAGGGGATCAGGTGTGGCAGCACAGTGAGGCCTCACAGCAGCGCGTCGAGGCCAATGGTGACTGGACACGCCAGACCGACGGCCGAATCCGCGACAAGTCCACCGATCGAGACGTGGAAAGCCTCACCAATACCGAGCAGTACCAGAGCCATAGCCACACCGTGGACGAACATTCCACCGAGTCGGTGGGCGGTATCAAAAAGATTGAGGCGCAGGGCGCGCTCAAGCTGCTGTCTGCCGGCGCCGCTTCGCTGGCCGCCATTGATGACCTTGGGCTGTCGACCGGACGTGACCTCAACCAGGTGGTGGGTCAGAAACTCAACCTGACCGTGGGCAAGCAGCTCCTGGAGCGCGTGCAAGGCGCCCGGCGCAGCATCGCAGACACCACTTGGCTCGGCTCGGAGTCGGTCAACGTCCTGCAGGTGCTGTGCGATTTGATCGACCTGGTTGTCCTCACGAACACCGACCTGGCCAGCCACACCCATGGGCCCAGCCCAGTCCCGACCAACGCCGCTTCCTTCGAGGCACACGCCGCGAACGGCCTACTACTTACCGGGCAGTTGAAGCCCATTACTGGAGTTTGAAATGGAGCTTAAGAACTGGTTCGCCTTCGACAAAGAAGGCAACAGCCTGCCTGGGGCGACCTGCTATGTGTATCGGCGCGGTACCGAGTCTCCTGCTACCGGCCTGCTTAAAGCGAATGGTGTTCCGCTGGCTACGCCTTTCAAGGCGGACGCTGACGGGCTTATTCAGTTTGCCGCCCCGAACGGTCTCTACGACATCCGCGTGACCCATGGAGCTCGCGATTACCGAATTCCCGTCCAGTTCAACGATGTCACCGAAACTGTGGCAGCCGCTGAGCATGCAGCTACCGAGGCGCAAAACGCCGCAGATACCGCTCGGTTGAATGCCGCTATCAAGTCGAGCATCGCCGAAGGCCTCGAAGAAACGAGCGTCGGTGAGTACTTCAGCGTTCCAACGCCAGAGAGCGACGACTACCTGGTGCTGTATCGCAATGAAGGCACCACTGCCACCGCCGAAGGCACCTATCCAAATGCTGCCAAGGTCAGGTCACTGGTCGAAAATGTTGGCAACGTCGACACCAGGCTGAAGCGGACGGAGAACGACACCCAGTCTATGCGGACCCGCCGTCGGCCGAAGCGTGCAGTAGTCGCCTTCGACATGAAGGGTGGGATGGGATTCTGGCTGGACGAAAAGGGGGTGACCAACAGCCTCGCTTCTGATACCCGTCGGCACCTGGTGAACGGCGTCGAGCAGATCGCCCAGCAGAAGCGTCGGGCAAGAGGCAACCAGTATCTGTTTGGCGGCAACAACAAGAAGCCGCTGGTCGCGGTCCGTGACGATGGAACAGTCCTGCTGCCCAAGCTGAGCGTGAGCGAGCTGCGCGTCAACGGCAAGCTGGTGCAGCCCCTGACAGGCGGTGGGCCGAACCTGAGCGACACCTACCTGCGCGACGGTGAACTGCTCAAGTACCACGCGGACCCGCTCATCGTCGCCGGCTGGGGCAGTTCCAGCATGGCCGGCATCGCCTCGCAGTTCGCCCTGATGTTCGCTGGCTTGAACTCCAGCGCGACCTACTACAACGGGGGCAAAGGTGGGGAGCAGTCCACCCACATCGCGGGCCGCTTTGGTTCGATCCCGCTGCGGCTGACTGTTACTGGTGGGTTAATTCCTGCTTCGGGTGGGGTGGGTGTCGAGGCAAGCAACGCCCGCCCAAGTTCCTCTATGAAACCCTTCACAGGGTGGCTCAACGATGTGCATGGCACTTTGTCCTCTACCAATGCCGAAATGACATTTACTCGCAGTGTAGATGGTGCGGCAGTAACTTCTGCTGGTGAATTTAAGTTCACTCCAGAAGTTGGACCGCAACATCGGAGCGGCGTAAATATTCTCTGGATGGGAAAGAACGATGTAGCGATTTATACTGCTGCGGAGATTATTGAACGGACAGATAAAACCTTTGACTGGCAGTCGCCCTACATCAAACGCTGCCTTGTGCTTGGGCACTTCCACAACAGCGACTGGCTTCCAACCAGCTCTACATCCATAAAGATTGATCAAGTCAATGCTGCTCACAAAAAGCGCTACGGCGACTTGTATGTGGATGTGCAGGCCTATTTGATGTCTCCACAGATCTGGCTGGATACCGGCGTTACCCCTTTGCAATCTGACCTCGATCAGCAGGCACTGGGGCAGAAGCCAACGTCCCTATCTATCGATGCGGACCACATGAACGATGCTGCTTACAAAGCCGTTACTGAAAAACTCATTCTCCCGACAATTCGCCGGCTTGGCTGGTACGAGGTATAAATGACCACTACTGCGTTCTTCCTACCGGACTTCAGCTTCCCAGTCCATGTACCACTGTATGATATCGAGAACCTAGAAAACGCCCTGGTGTACTCCATCTACGGCAATACCTTGGCGGAATCGATCATCAACCATACCGGCCGTACTGCTGGACTGCCGGTAGGCAACATCAATGTCGAGGAAGTCGGGATCCGCCAGTTTGGCGCCCAGGATTACGTGCGATACGCCAACCTTGGGACCATGTCTCCGAATGGCCTGACGCTGATGGTGGCATTCGACTCGCCGGATGCGAACTTGGCGGCCGGTCTGATTAACCTGTGGAGCGAGACTGAGAAATCAGCGGACGCCCAGCGCAGGCGGGTGTTCATCGACGCATCCAATGGTGTGCCCAGGGTGAACAGCAGCCCGCAGGCTACATCGTCTGATGCGTCCCGGCTGATCCAGCTGAAGAAGCCCTACTTGGTATCGCTTACCCGGAACGGTAACGGCGTGGCCAGTGCTTTGCGCTTCCATGATGTGAATGGATTGATACTGAGCGAGTCGCCGCTGCCCGCCCTGGCCACCACCGTGACTTACACGGAAGGAACCGTTCTCGATGTCGGAAACAGTTCGTCTTCCAGCGGTGGGGGTTGCCTGATCCAAGGCGTGGGGCTGTGGAATGGTGTGATGTCCACAGCCTCTATTGCGAAGGCTGCAGCACAGATGGCGGCGGCCACCGGAATATTTGAATAGCCGCTAATACAAAGGCCCGCAAAAGCGGGCCTTTTTTATTATCAGCAATCAAGATCAGGAGTTTTTTCGATCCTGCCGATGATCTCGTTTAGATCTTTTATGCCTTGTGCCGCGCCATCTACGCCAGGAAGAATCGTGGATGTTCGAATCCCCAAGAAGTCGAGTTCGATCATCATTCGAGCTTTAATCTCTGCAGGAATTACGACTTTCACCAGCTTATCATCAGGCTGCATGCACTCCTCAAAAGGCTTTTCTGGTTTAGCGTGGAGTGTGAACAAGCCTAGCTGCATTTCCATCCGATCACTGGTGTGCGGAGGGATCAGCGTTACCATGTCATAACTAGTCGTCCCAACACGTATGCTTCTGTCATGGCTATTCATGCCATCTAAGCTGAATGGGAGATGTCCGTTACGGGCAAAGACATATACTGCTGCATCTTTTTCAGATAGAGATATACACGCAAAATATAACGCCACTAATGGACTAAAGCTCCAGTCCAGTAATCTCGTTGGAAGTCCGAAGTGCTGTGCTTTGGACAAAAGCAGCAATGGTCGCTGGGCGTAATACTCGCTGATATTAAGCCGCATTTCACTACTACCAAGCCATTCTTGAAACAACATTTCGTCGTCAATAAGGTTATGTGGATATCGTGCGCAGCCTGGAGCTAACGCCCAATCTGCGTCAGCCTGCCCCCTGAAATATGTGGATTTCCGAAAGCGAAGCTTCCAGTTCTCCCGGCAGGCCTCAATATATTCACCGATCGTTTCGACTCTTCGAACTTCCATTTCTATCCCCAGAGTGGCCCGTGCCTACGAAAAATGCGGCGCAAGGTCATTTTGTTTGTGAACCCTGAAAAAACAGGATCCAGAGAAAAAATGCCTTTCTCTCTGAATCAATAATAAGAAATGCCCCAAGATATTCTTTCACGCATGTTGCTGCATAGCAACTATTTTCTCGATGGGCCAGCTTATTTTACCTTCCTGATTCGCTCCGAGATCACGCTTCGGCATCGGCGCCTGGCAGAAGATGCGGGGTCCACGAGGGGTATATGGCGCCGGGCAAAATCGTAAGCCGAAAAAAAATCGGCGGGGAAAAACACTTATCCCCCTCCCGCCGACGCGCTTTTCGTCGTGAAATCGTGCAAACCAGGCGGGTGGTGCAAACCAAGCTGCAGAGCGCGCCGTATCTGGGCTCCCGCAGGCCGGTGGCAATTGCACGCTGTGATAGAAAATGAAAGGTTGTGCAACATCCGGCAGCTCACTGGCCGCTTGTGTGGGCGAGGGCGCCCTTGGCTGGAGCCCGCGGAATCCGTGGAGGCAAAACGAAAAAATTCCCGATTTCAGGGATTTTCATTTTCGGACGCAGTGATTTTCGGGTGTGTCGATCGCACCAAGAGCGCGGCGCAGATCTGTCTGGAGCTCCCGGCGGGTGGGGGGTCAGTGACTCCCGCTCATTGCAAAGCGTTTCACTGCTCGGTACCGGTCGCCAGCCACATGTGGGAAAGCTCGCCTAGGTTCTTCAGGCGCTCAAATTCTTTGGCCACCACGGGGATCAGGATGTGCTCTAGGCGGGCTTTGAATCTCGCTGCCTGGTCTTCGGTCAGGCGTTTTACGGCACCGGTACGCGCACTGGCGCAGGACACGCTCTTCGGGTGAATGCCGATCCCGTCAAGGCTGCCATGTATGTAGCCATCCAGGTACTCGCGGCGCTTGAACAGCACGGCGCTCTCCGGTGCTTCCTGGTAGTCCCAGTGCACCTCCCAGGCCTCGCCATTCTTGATCAGTTCGATTTTCGGGAGGGCTGCTTGGGTGGCTGCTTTGCGCATTTTCTCATCTCGATCAATTCGCTTCGTGGGGCATTTTGAAGGATAGCTTCGCGGTGCCCCATGAAAGGTTTTTCAGGCTGACCCCCAAAAGCCTGTCAGAACATGGATATCTGTCAGGAAATCGGCTGGAGGCCGCGTATTTACTGGGTTTGCGATCTGACAACGCAGTGTCAAAAACGATGCAGATCTGACATGCCTAATAAAAAAGCCTTATAAATCAAAGACTTGAAAAGGTGAAATCTGACAGTGTGGTTTTGTCAGGTTCTGACAGTCCGCTGACACCTTTCTGACACTACATCAAAACGCTGAAAGCCTTGAGATATAAGGGTTATAGATAGGTAAGAAAGACAATCTGACAAATCTGACAAGCTTTTTAGGGGTCAACCTAAATTTTCTCATCTTCGTGTGCGCAGGCATATCGTGACGCGCATGCTCACCATCCTGCGGCTCTAAAAAGCCGACCCCTTCCTGGGTTAATCCAGACTTTCGGGGTGTAGGTTTCGAGGGTATTTCCGCCTTGATGACCAAGTGGTGATCGCCCACATGGCGAAGAAGCCGCCAAGTCCACCCATCAGGCCATTGATGAAGGAGCCACTGCCCTTCACTTCAGCAAGGAACTCTGGTCGTGGTCCGTACAATGCGAGCGCGAACCCAGCTAATGCCAGAACAGGTGGCGAGAAAATTACTGTCGTTATGATGCCTAAAAGGCCGCTCGGCTTCCTTTTCTGCTTTTGAGGCTTTGGCCAAGAGAACTGGCCCAGGCTACTGAAGCCTTGCGGTAGCCCGCGCATGGTTCCCAGGAGAGAAGGGATGCGGTTGGAACTGGTGTGTAGCACCTCAATGACGGCTCCATCGTTCTTATCGAGGAAGTCGAAAGAGAGGGGGGCTTCGTTTGTCCAAAAGGCGGGGGGCGAGATGACACGGAAGTCGTTAACAGGGCGGCTGGTCTTCAACACAGACACAGACAAAATTTTTCCGTCCATGCCAACAGCTAAGCGGAGAGGGTCCTTCTCGACGATATCAGTGCCCGAAAGGGTGTTTTCTCCGTTATTCCAGATGATCAGGACGCTTCTGGTCAGGCGCGGAATGCTGATATCACGGTATTGAACGACGATCTCTGATGGTAGTGAATCTGAGTCGCTGCCTAGCAGATGCTCGCCCAAGTGCACATAAGCCATCTTGGTTCGACGGCGACTCAAGATGTAGGTGACGATAGCGAGAGGGATGGCGATTATCGATAGGGCGGTGCCTACCCAGCTCTGCCCCAGGAGGCTGAACAAGTTTTCAATCCACGGCAC